CAGCGTGAGCACCCGGCTTATGAACTCTTAAATCGTCAAGCCAACCCGACGATGACATCCTTCACGCTCCGCGAAACGATCACGAGCTACGCCTTGAGCTGGGGCAATGGCTATGCGGCCATCATCTGGCAGGGCGCTCAGCCAGCGGCCTTGATCCCGATCTCACCTGACGTCATGTGGCCAGAGCAGCTCTCTGACAACCGCGTGGTGTTTGTGCACCGGCAGCCGGGCGGCGAGGAGAGGTTTTACAGTTCGGAGGACATCCTGCATATTCGCGGGTTGGGCAGCGCCTTAGCGGGCTATAGCGTTTACCGCTACGCCCGAGAAAGTCTGGGCCTGGGCCTGGCCGCTCAGCGGCATGGCAGCCGGCATTTTTCCAACGATGCCAGGCCTGGCATCATCCTCAAGACACCCGTCGACATGAGCAAGCCAGACCGCGATTTGCTACTCGAGCAATGGGATGCGCGACACAGACAAAACCCAAACCGGCCGGCGTTGCTCACAGGGGCGTTGGATGCCGTGCCAATCTCAGGTTCGAACGAGGATAGCCAATGGATCGAGAGCCGGAAGTTTTCTCGCGACGAGGTAGCCTCGTGGCTCTCCCTGCCGCCGCACAAGCTCGGCAGTGATGCCAGGCTCAGCTACAACAGCGTGGAGGCTGAGGAGCGTTCGTATGTCAGCCAGACTCTGATGCGCTGGTTCAAACGCTGGGAGGCTGAGTGTGACGTTAAACTACTCTCGACCCGTGAGAAAAAGGCCTGGTGGTATTTCGAACACAATACGGGCGCACTGATCGAGGGAGACTTCGCGACGCAGAGCAGCGTGGCGGTACAGCTCAAGAATGCGAAGATCATCACTCGCAACGAGGCCCGCAAGAAGTTCAATCTCAATAGCGTGCAAGGTGGCGATGTATTTGAGAATGCGGCCACGTCAAGCGACGGGAAGAAACCGGAGACAAAGCCAGACAGTACTGACGGGAATCAACAAGCAGTGGCTGCCCTCCGTGAGTTGATCGTAGATCGCATGCGACAACTGGTAGGGACAGAATGTACGGGGCTCAGGCGGTTGGCTCGTGGTGAGCACCCTGTGGCTGGCATGAGTGCCATGTACGAGCAGCTGCGGCCCAAGATCGCATCAGCATTGGCTGTCTGCCTACGAGCCTACCGGACTGTGTCTGAATGTGATGCCGATCCATATCTATTGGCAGTCGCCTACTGCGAGTCGTCCATGGACGCGGTCCGCGATCTGCTCGTGAATAGCCAGCCTGGACAATTGCCATCTGCCATCGACGCGACAATCAAACCTTGGCCGCTCAGCCGGCCGCAACAAGTGGTCGAGTGGATTACGGGAGTACGCCAATGATTTCTTACCACCCACGCGATATTCGCGCGAATATGCTGCTAGGGCTCGGGATGCCAAGGAAACTTGCCGACCGAATCTGCGACGGTCCGATTGGCCAGAGCGGGCGCTTCACATTTCGAGCGGCCGACGAAGCCGGGGACGCGGAGATCTTGCTCTACGATTACATCGGCTATGATTGGTGGTCCGACACTGGGATAACAGCCCTGTCATTCAAGCAGAATCTGGATAGCCTGGGGGATGTGAAGCGGCTGACTGTCCGGATCAACTCTCCGGGTGGCGACGTGTGGGACGGCATGGCGATCTACAATCAGCTCAGCCAGTTCCCAGCTGTGACCACGGTGGTGATCGACGGGCTGGCTGCCAGTATTGCCAGCGTGATTGCTATGGCTGGCGACAAGATCCAAGCGGCCGAGGTGTCCCAGCTCATGGTTCACGACGCGTGGACGATCGTGATGGGTAACGAGCAAGACCTGCGCGAGATGGCCGATGTGCTGTCGAAGATCGATGGACAGATTGCGGAGACCTACGCCACCCGCAGCGGACGCACGGCGGAGGAATTCCGGGTGCTGCAAAACAAAGATACCTACCTGACCGCCCAGGAGGCTCTGGAGCTGGGCCTGATTGATGAGGTGATCGGCACTCGCAAGACTAAGCAGGAGTCAGCTGCGGCCGGCCAGCGAGCCTCCAGGCGGGTCCGGAATCAGATCAGTCTATTGCGGGCCAGGCTGGCGATTTCCTGAGTTCGTCTTGACGTCCGTGCGATGACTTGTCACACTACCGGCTACATCAAAGGTCCTTCGCCAATGCCGAGGACCTGTAAGTAGTCACCCGCCAATGCCGGTGATTCGATTGGTTGTAGTGTATTAAACCAGTCGGCTCGCCGGCATTGTCGTTTTCCGGCTCGCCGGCAAACCAATGGAGGTGATTATCATGCCACGATTGTCGGCGAAAGAGATCCGCGAACAGATTCAGGAGCGGATCGACAACATGCAGGCCCTGGCGAAGCTGGCCAAGGATGACGCAAACCGGGAATTCACTGCCGACGAACAGTCGCAGTTTGACGGCTGGCAGGCTGAGATCGGTCAGCAATCCAGCGAAGGAAATCCAGCTACGGGGCTGCACCTGGCTCTGGAGCGAGCGCAGAAATTCGAGACGACCGTCGAAGGCTTTCGCAATCTGCGGAGCGATCAGCGGCCGCCGGATGCAGGCCGCATCGTTCCGGCTAGCGCGTTCCGGCACAAGCGGTTGAAGGCTTATCGTGGCGAGCAAGCGGAAGAACATGCCCACAAGGCCGGGCAGTTCCTGGCAGCGGTGTTGTGGAAGAGTGCCAGTGCGATCCAGTGGTGTAACGACCACGGTGTACAGTTTCGCGATGCGATGGGCGGATCGGACAACATGCTCGGCGGTGCCCTGGTCCCCGAGGAGATGGAACTTGCCGTCATCGATCTGCGTGAGGAGTATGGCGTGTTCCGTCGCGAGGCGCGGATCGTACCCATGGCTACCGACGTCAAGACCGTGCCACGCCGCACGTCGGGCGTGACGGCGTATTTCGTCGCCGAGAATGGCTTGGTCACTGCCAGTGACAAGGGCTGGGATCAGGTTGGCTTGACGGCTCGCAAGCTGGCTGCGTTGTGCAAGTACAGTAGCGAGTTGGCCGAGGATGCGATCATCGACATCGGTGACGATCTGACCAACGAGATCGCGTACGCCTTTGCGAATAAGGAAGACGAGTGCGGCTGGAACGGGACGGGTGCCAGTACGTATGGTCACATCGTGGGAGTTCTCAACTCCGTGGCGGCCGGCAGCGTTTACGACGCCATCACGGGTAACACGGCGTTCTCCACGCTGGACCTGGCCGACCTCGAGGCGGTCGTTGGCAAGCTACCGCAATACGCTGAAGCGAATGCCAAGTGGTTCATCAGCCGGGCTGGCTACTACGCTTCGATGGCTCGCCTGATGGACGCCGGCGGCGGCAATGCGGCCGGGGATCTCGCCGGCGGAGTGCGGAGCCCCTTGTTCTTGGGTTATCCCGTGGTGTTCACGAAGGTGCTCAACGCCACGCTTACCGCGCAGGCGAGCACGAAGATTCTGGCCTTCGGCGATCTTAAGCTGGCAGCCATCCTGGGCAATCGCCGTGGGCTGGGTGTGAAGATCAGCGATCAGCGGTATCTCGAATACGACCAGATCGGCATCCTCGGGACCGAGCGATTCGATATCAATGTGCACGAGACTGGAGACGCGTCGAATCCAGGCGCCATGCTTGTGCTCAAGACACCGGCCAGCTGATCGTGGGTGGAGCATTCCTTTACCCGGCGCGGCCTGCAGCGCGCCGGGCGGCATGAGTTCAATCAGGAGAATTTCGAATGAATCCTTTGCAAAATACCAAGCTGATCAGCATGACCCCGCCCGCTGCCATCGTCGATAATGCGTCGTACACGGTGGCCGAAATCGACACGGCCGGGTTCGATTACTTGAACATCATTTGCCAACTCGGTGCGACCGACATTGCCATGACGGCATTGACGGTGACCGAGTCGGACACGAGTGGCAGTGGCCACGCCGACGTGACCGGACTGATCATGGGCACCAGTGTGGACATCGACGGCACCGCGTCGGTGCTGCCGTCGGCTACTGATGACAATAAGTTCGTGTCTTTTGATATCGACCTGCGCGCCCGCAAGCGGTACATCGACGTCACAGCCACGGCTGGCGATGGAACGAACGGCACGTACTTGACGATTATTGGTCTGCTCAGCCGCGCCAAGCAGTCGCCCAACACGGTAGCCGAGCGCGGCTGCGATACCGTCCTGAGGGTCTGAGCGATGTACGTTGATCTCCAGTTTAATCGCGACTGGATCAGTGCGAGCGGCCGCATCTTCCGAGCCGAGCGGATCTACGCTGCTCGGCCTCGGGGGTGGGCCAACGTGCTGATCCGGCGGGGAATCGCGCGGAAAGTCGAGCCGGATGGATTACAGTCTCAAACGCACACTCGAACCAAGCGCCGAGCCCGTCAGCCTGACTGAGCTGAAAGCCCACCTGCGAGTCGATCACAATGACGACGACACGGCCCTGACGAATTTGATCAAGGCGTGTCGGGACTGGGTCGAGCGGGACACGGGCCGATCGCTCATTACGCAGACTTGGCGGCTCAAGCTGGATACCTGGCCAGTCAGTGCGATCGTCTTGCACAACGGGCCGATCCAGTCGGTTACCAGCATCACGTACGTGGACACGGACGGTGCCACGCAGACCGTCTCCAGTGCTGACTATGTGATCGACACCGATAGTGTTCCGGGCTTGATCGTACTCGGATACGGCAAGAGCTGGCCATCGATTCGCGGCGATCTCCGGAATATTGCGGTAACGTACGTCACAGGCTACGGGGCTGCTGGTAGCAACGTGCCATATGAGTTGCGGCAGGCTTGCTTGCTCCGAGGTCAAATGGAGTACGACGGTTGGAACGCTGATGCGTCCGGGACCAATCGCGGAGCGTCTGACGCCTATGAGC